TGCTGTAATTCCAGGGTTTCCAATACTAATAGTTAAAGCATTGGCTGTAGCTGTGATAGTGACATTATTCTCCGGTCCCGCCGAAGAAATAGGGTATTCTGAAAATGCGCCAAAACCTAATAACATAAAATATAATCCTTTAAAGGGAGCAGTGGGTATGTGGTGGAGTCACTGCTCCCATCAAAGAATTATATCATCGTTTAAACCAAGAGGGAAGTCCTAAAAAAGGTCTACGATCAAATCTATTTTCAATAGCTCCAGGTGAGGTAATCTGATTATAATGAAGAAAGACTTGAGCACAATTTTTTCCTTGAAAAGCTTCTCGCCAATGTTCTAATTCACAACCTGAATAAATCAACATATCTCCTGGTTTAAGAGTTACTTTAACCCCTTTATTGGTCGTAGGAACATAGGGATCAGTAGGTTTACCTACATTTTTATTAGGCTCTAAATAAATATCCCAAGGATCGCCTCCTAAACACATCGTAGCAGAGATTTCACAACTAAACCTGTCTTTGTGTCTTTTTAAAATATCTCCTTTTTTATAAATTCGAGCATAAGAATAGGTAGGAACCAATTTAAGTTTTGTTTCTTTTTCCATTTTTGGTTTAACTTTTTCAAGAAGAGTTTCCATAACCATGTCAGCATAATGGGAATAGGTATTAGGAATTTGTTCATCCGTCCAAGTTCCCCAGCCTTGTTCGAAAGGCGAAATATAACGATCATCTAAAAATTTCTGAGCCACTCGACGCTTCATCATAAAATAACCGAAAATAAAATTAGCCATCTCTCGGGTAATCGCTTTACGAATCACTAAATATTTTTTTCTTTTAAAACTCATATAAATTTAATGTTGCCTGCCACCGAAGTTCTAGTCACCTTTGAATTAAAGTGCATGACGGAATGTCTTAAATCAGAAGGGAACATCATTAAGGTATTAACTTGAGGATTAAACTGTTTTTCTGATACCGTACTCCATTTATCTTCTCCATAAAGAAAACACGTTTGTCCAGGATTGGCTGCATTGGTTTCATTTTTTTTAGCCTCATCCAGCATGCGTTTAGGAACTTCTAGCCACACAACAAAGGATAGATCACAATAGGTATGTACATGAATGGGGTTATATTCTTTGGCTCTCATTCGATTAATCCACATTTGCTCGAGGCGATATTGGCGATTAAAGTTTGGTTTATCACTAAATTTTTTCCATCCCTCTATCCAAGTATTAACATAAATTTGAAACTCATTAAAAATCCAAGGTTCTGTTTCTAAAGGATAAATATATTCATGATGAATTTGGCCTGCTAAATTTTCTCGATGAGACTTTTTTAATTTCTTTCCTAACTTTAAAAGTTTAGCACAATAAACAGGATCCACTGGCATTTCTGCCAAGTAAGGACCGAAGTGATGGTATTTATGTTCTCGGAGTACTGGTTGCATTAGATATTGATTTAGGTACGCATTGAATATTCCAGTGAACAAATCTAAAGGGTTCGATTCCCATATCGACTGGATATTGATGAGGAGTATAACCTGGAATAATTACCATGGTACCTGGTTTAACGTTATAATGGATTGATTCATTAGCATGAGTAATTTTAGTTCCATCTTTTTGAGGAAGTTTAGTCATCATCGCTCCGGGTCTAGGATCGTGTAAAACTGGCATTGTAGTTTTATCACTACATTTTAAAAAATAAAAACCGGATACGTGTTGGTTCCAATGCACATGGGTATTATGGTGTCCTGCGCCTTTGCTAGAAAATTCCTGCACCCACATTTCAGTGTAATGCAAACTATGATTGCGTAAATCAAATCCACACCAATCTAAAAATTCATAACTTCGATCGCCACAATACGCTGCAAATTCTTTTGCTTGGGGATCGGTATTAAGGGAAACGGAGTGATTGGATAAACCAAAATCTCCTAGTTTTCTTTTATATATTTTATCTCTTTGCTTTAAAGAGGGTTGAAGATTTTTCTTTGCGTTTTTAATATACTGATCCGCTAATTTATTCATCGGTTGTAAAAATTCAGGAACGCTATTGGCCCAGACGGGAGTTCCAAAATATACACTTGCATTAAAATTACTCATTTAAAAGGGTATCCAAGATTCCAAATAACTAATGAATACCTTACTCCTTTCTTTACGCGTTTAACTCTATGCCATACAAACGAAGGAAAAACAACTACAGAACCTTTAGGAACAATCTCATTACATACCACAGGATGTCTTTGTTTATCAGGGTCATTTTGTCTAAAGTCAAATTCTAATTCTCCACCCTGATAGTCTTTTTCATCCGCCAAAGAAACCGTAACGGATAGTTTTCTGATCTTGCCTTTCGTAGGACCTTCTTTTTCATAAGCTCCGTCCCAACTATCACAATGCCAGTCATAATATTGTCCAGGTTTATACTTGGTAAATTGACAAGACTCCGACCAGTCCCAGTCAAAATTCCACCCTGCTGATCGATTCGCTTCATGAACATAAGGTTGTATTTCTTTATAAATCCAACGATCATTCATCCACACAACATTAGAATTTCTTTTCTTTTTTAAATCTTTTATTTCTTTTTTATTTAAAGGTTGTGTTTTTATATCTCTTGCTCGTCCCAATCCCCCTGTAATCGCCATATCATCTTTATGTTGTAATCCATATTGGATAATCTCATCACAGATTCTTGGAGGAATAGCCGATTTAAAATACCAATAATAATTAGATATATTCATTAGAGATAGTCGTAAGTTAAAGTTAAAAAAATATTCATCTGTTTACCTTTATTCGCAGATATAAAATAACGTTGTGTTGAAGGAAAGATAATAAATTGATTATTTTTTAAAGGAATATGCCACGTTCGATTGGCTCGACGATTATCATTATATTCAATAACTAATTCACAGGAATCTGTAGTCACGTCTACTCCGTAAAGACAGGTATAGTCTGGGGAATTTCTTAAATCAGATAAATCCACTTGATTTCTAGAAATAGAAGATTGGTATGGAGAATAAACATTTCCCCATTCTTTTGTAGTAATTAAAGTTTTCCCATAGTCCGCTAGGATATGGTCTCTTAGATAATCTTGCAACCATTGTAAGGGCTTAGAAAAAGGAATTTTAAAATCGTGATAGGAATAATCTTTTTTATTTTGACTTAAACGCTTTTCTGAAACAAAGCTAGTGATAATGTCATTCTTGATTTTAGCACGGTCAATGTTAATGACGTGAACCCTGTCTATATAAAGGTCTATTTCACTTAATACTTTCTTCTGCATACCTGTGACTTGTATACTGAAAAATAGAAGATTTGTAAAGAGAGTTGATAAAAATTGATCTAGATCAATTATGCTGCGGGAGTTGTTTTATCCCAAGATTTGCCATCTTCATTCCACGCATACGCAGTACCAGCTGCTTTTTCTTCATCAGTTAGATCATCGGGTTGATCACCAATTGGTGAATGCCAAGTTGCTGTTGTTGTATTTAAAACCCAGCTTGAATACGGTTGTTTAGGTATGAAAATATTATTATCTTCATCCCAAATCATACCTATACCTGCATAGTTTCCTCTAAAAGGAGTTCCTCCTAAACGATGAGCTCCTTGAAAGGTGTTGTAAGATGTTTTAATCCACATCTGAGATGGCCAACCATGCACTCTTTCCAAGAACTGTTGTCCAATGCTTTCATCTTCAATACCATCACCATTTAAACAGTCACTCTCATTCACTACATGAACTGCAATAACTTTGCTGTTAATTCCTAGTTTTGCGAAATGTGCCATAATGTTTCTCCTTATATATTATTTTAAATTTTGTTGCAATAAATTTTCTACGATACAAAAGTCCCTGTGGCAGTAAATGTATGGATTGTGTCACTTCCACAAGTAGTTACCGTTCCGGAAGTTGACGTTGAAGAAGAAGTTAATCTTCTAATTATTACGATACCTGAACCACCATTTCCTCCAGAAGCATTGTTGGGACCTGTTTTATTTCCAGCCCCTCCACCTGTTCCAGTATTAGCTCCACCTGCTGCTCCTGGATCACCACCAGCAGCACCGCCACCACCACCTACTGCTCTTGTAACATCAGTTCCTGAAATTGTTGATGGGCTTCCTATTCCACCTGTTCCTGCAGGTCCATCTGTACCGGCTCCACCTGCACCGCCACCTCCACCACCTTTACCATTAGATACTCCATCACTATCTCCACCATCATTTCCTTGAGATGGACTAACTGGGGGTGTATTACCTGATCCACCTGTTGTTGATGGTGCACCAGGTCTCCCTGATCCTCCACCTGATCCTCCGTCACCTCCGACAGCCGCAGGAGATGATCCTGAACCACCTAATCCGCCACCAGCACTTGTTATTGTTGAAAAAATTGAATTTGCTCCAGCAGTTGCTTGAGTTGTTGGGTTTCCTGCTCCACCCGTTCCTCCTCCACCAACTGTGATAGGAAAGGACGTACATGAAAGAACTGAAAAACTCTTTGTGGCAACAGTTCGATAACCACCCGCTCCACCGCCACCTTCTCCAGTCGGACTTCCTGGTGACGTTCCAGTTTTCATAGCTCCCCCGCCTCCAGCTCCCGCGACAACTAAGTATTGTACGTTGTAAGATTGAGGGGTTTCTAATGCTACATCTTTATCTAATTGAGGAATCCAACCTTGAGTTGCTCCGGAGTAAACTATTCTAATGGTTGCTCCATCACTATCATAAACTGGATTAGGAGAGGTGTTTCCTTGAAAATTTAATGAATTGGGATTTAATGTTAACGCTTTACACGCTGTTCCCCAAGTTCTTTTATAATCTGTAAAATTAATTTCATCTCCTACACTCGCACTTCCAGGAAGTGTTGCTGTAATTGCACCACCACAAGTATTAACAAAATATCCTTTTCCGGCTGCAGCACAAAAAGCTGCGGTTTTAACTGATGAACACCAAGTAATGGATCCAAAACCTGTTTGAGAAACACATGCTCCTAAAGCTATTGTATTTCCTGATTCTCCTAGAGTCACAGTTGTTCCGGATCTTGGGGTTACTTTATTTACTTTAATTTGTGACATTTATAAATCCTATCATATTTTTCTACGCTACAAAAGTCCCTGTTGCCGTAAAGGTATGAATTGTATCAGATCCACATGTTGTTACTGTTCCTGAGGTTGACGTTGAAGAAGATGTTAATCTTCTAATGATTACTATTCCTGATCCACCAGCCGCAGCATGAGCATCTCCACCATAAGCTCCTCCGCCTCCACCACCGCCAGAGTTAGTTGTTCCTGCAGTTGAGTTAACTGGACCTGGTCCACCACCTTGTCCTCCGCCACCTGCACCGCCTGCTCCTGATGGGGTTTTACAAGAATTGCCACCTCCACCTCCACCAGCATAAGCTACTGGATCAAAAGGGGTTCCTCTAATTCCATCTACTGTTCCTGCTCCACCACCACCTGATCCCGTACAAGTCGTGCCATTGGCTCCCGCAGCCGTATGACCGCCTCCGCCACCAGAAACCTTACCACTATTAGGAGTACCTGGTGTGCTATCACCTCCAGCATTTCCTTGTGTACAAGGACTAGGGGGAGTATTTCCTGCTCCACCTGTTCCACCGTTATATCCTCCTCCACCGCCTGAGCCTCCTGCTTTACCACAAGTCAGAGGACCCGTAGTATTGGTACCACCGCCTCCTCCGCCTCCAGCAGAAGAAATTGTACTAAAACTTGAAACTGTTCCAGAATTTCCTTGATTACATGGAGAAGGTGCTGGACTTGTCCCTGATGCTCCAGTTCCACCTCCACCCACAACTATTGGATAACTCGCACCACATGTTACTGAAAAACTTTTGGTAGCAACCTTTCTCAAACCACCAGCTCCGCCTCCACCACCATTCATAGAATTACCAGCAGCGCCCCCTCCACCACCTGCAACGACAAGATATTGTACGTTGTAAGTTTGAGGGGTTTCTAATTCTGTACCTTTATCGAGCTGTGGAATCCAACCTTGAGTTGCTCCTGAATAAACTATTTTAACGGTAGCTCCAGCCGTATCATATTCTGGTTTAGGACTTGTATTACCTTGAAATTTTAATGAATTTTGATCTAATGTAAATTCCTTACACGCTGTGCCCCAGGTACGTGCATAATCAGTAAAATTAATTTCATCTCCCGCAGTTGCTGTTGCGGGTAATGTTACTTCAAAAGCTCCTCCGCAAGTATTAATGAAATATCCATTTCCTGCGACTGCAGTAAATCCTGCTGTTTTAACTGATGAGCACCAAGTTAAACCAAAACCTGTTGCGGAAGCTCCACACGCTAAAGAAATGGTATCACCACTTTCACCTAAAGTGATTGTGGTTCCTGTTGCTCTTTTAATATTGTTTACTTTTATTTCACTTGCCATAATTCTCCTATACTATTTCATCCCAACTTTTAGTTGATTCATTCCAATTATATTCTTTTCCATCAGCAGGTTTAGCACTAGGTGCGTCCCATTGACAAGTTGTTTCATTTAATATCCAAGACTCATAAGGTTTTTTAGGAATAAAAGCATCTCTATCTTCATCATAAGTATAACCTATTCCAGCATGATTTTTTCTAAAAGGTGTTCCGCCTAATTTATGAACTCCGTTTTGAGTATTATAAGATGTTTGTCTCCATATTGCCCAACCATGAAGTTTAGTTAAAAAATCTATACCTAAAGATTCTTGTTCTACTCCATCAGCATCTTTTAAAACATCATTGTGTACTGACTGAACTGACATCACTCTGTTGTTTAAACCTATTTTTGCAAAACTAGCCATTATGTTGTGTAACTCCCAGTTCCTGTATATTTTAAAATTGTATAATCTGTAACGCTTGAGGTATCTACAGTTGGTGAACCACTTGTTATACCAGAATAACTTGCATCAGGTATTTTTAAAATAATCACACCTTTACCCCCTGCTGCACCACTTCCTGTTCCTGTTGTACCACCAGCACCGCCACCAAGATTTGTACCACCAGCAGTTCCAGTTGTTTGTGTTCCTGCACCACCTCCACCTTGACCACCAGTACCAAAACTTCCTGCATTTTGTTTAGCTCCACCACCACCTCCAGCATAATAAACTCCTGAACCCGTTATAGAATTTGATGTACCATCTCCGCCATTACCACCAGCAGTTCCTGCTGTGTTTCCATTAGAACCTGCAGCACCAGCTCCTCCGCCACCGCCACCCGTTCTCTTTCCTGGAGAACCATTTCCCTCTCCCCCATCTTCACCTTGACTTGGAGATGTAGAAGGAGTGTTTCCTGATCCACCAGCAACCGGGTTTGGATTAGATAACTCACCATTTCCAGAACCACCTCCGCCAGAACCACCATCACCACCAGTAGCCTGACCGGTTCCTCCACCTCTACCACCGCCAGTAGATGTAATAGTTGTTAAACCTGAACCTGAAATAGAACTGTCTGAACC